TTTCTTCTGTCAAGCCCTCTTTGTATCCTAATATGCGATACTGTGACTTTTCTCGAATAACTAAACTTGTAAAAGATGTGTTAGCTGTAATAAAGTCTGTTGTTTCTTTTTGTATAGTCTTAGATACAACAGCTAAACCAAAGTCACCTATTCTATCTGTACCACTTAGTAGCCTTAAACCATCAGGAGCTAGGAACATTACGTCACCGCCAACTTCCTGTATGGTGTCTTCATCAATACAACCTATGTCTAGTGTTACAGGTTGTAACTGAAAGTCTGCTAAAGTATTACCTACTAACTTCTGTATTGAGTTTTCAGTAAATATTATAAGCTGCTCTCTGAAGACAATCAAGCCTGTTACGTCAGTGCCTACAGATATTACACCAGAACCGTTAGCTGCTGAGAAGTCATTATCTGTAAAAGGTGCAGTAAAAGTTATCTGATGATTCTTAGCAAAGAATAGCTGGCTCTTAAAACTTGCAACAAACTCTGCTCCTATTACATCTGAGGGTGCGTCATTTAGTGCAGTAAAGGTTGTTCTGTCATACAGAGCAGGTACGTTAGTGCCATCTACTATAGCTATTTTTTCTGTACCACTAAAGTTATACCTAGAAAACCTAGTTTTACTAGCACTTTCTCTTGATGTGCTTAAAAAAGTTATTGCAGCGTCATCTGCAGGTGAACTATCTAGTGCAGGTGTTATTGTTATTGTAGCACCACCTGAAGTCACTGTAGGAGTAGAAACTATAGTGTATATCAGATCTACACCAGCTATCTTAAATACGTCACCGCCTTGAGGTGTGCTAGTCAGTCCATCTACTATTAAACTAGTACCTGTTTGTGATGCACCGTTTACTAATACTGTTCCGTAAGATGGTACGTTTACAAGTGTGTATCCTGTGCCTGATGTTTTGTAGAGACTTTGATTCTTAGCTACAATGACATCACTTAAAAATACACCACAGCCTAAAGTTAAATAGTTGGTAGTAGTACTTTCAAACTTTACAGTAGCTCCGTTTAGTGGCGAACCAAGTAAGCTAGAAGTTAGACTTAGACTTGCTGTATTAGCTGCCCCATCAAATGTAACTGCACCTGATGATATAGTATATACTTCAGTAAATGTTAACTCAACATCATCTGAAAGAGAAACAGCCTCAGAAAGAGTTACAGTGCTACCACTAAAAGCTGATACGGTTACACCTGAAGGAACTCCTGTACCTGTAACATCCATTCCTGCTGCAACAGTACCAGATATATTATCAAGTATATGTGTTGTATCTACTGCATCAGGAGCAGAAAAGGTTAGTACTTCATCGTCTGGTAATGTCTGAGCAGAAGACAGTGTAATATTATTTTGATCTGTTACTGTCGCTACTGTCACAGAACCTGAGATACTAGTTCCTGTAACTGTCATACCAACTACAATAGTTCCAGAGTTACCATCTAAGACTACTGCAGTTGCAGCTGTTGTTGCACCATTTACTACAGCAGTCGCACTATTGTTTATCTGAGCCGTAGCGTGTGTTACCCTAAGTGTATCACCCTCTTCTGGTGACTTTCTTATATTTGCTATGTTTAAAGTCGTACCAGTTTGACTTGCACCATTTACTACAGGAGCGCCATAGGGAGGTATAATATCACTGTCATACTTATCAAAGCCCTCTATCCTACGATAACCACCCTCAATAGATGGCTCAAAGTTTCTAAGGATACGTGCAGAACCTGGCATGTTAATACCTTGCTGCAAAGGACTCATATTAGTAATAAGACCACCACGAAACTCAATCGGGTATGTTTCACGAGTTGTAGGCATTTACTAAAGCGCTCTAGTTGAAGTTGTCGTAGTGTTTCTAACAGTGGATCTTATGTAGTCGTAACGGTTTATGTACAGACTTCTCATTTGCTTTATCTCTTGCTCAAATCTACTCTGCATCATGTTAGACTCTTGAGCCTCACCTCTAAACATGTAAGCAAAATACATAGCACCATTTACAATGACGTATCTAAACTGCTCTGGTATGCTAGGCACGTCTGTGTCATTAATTAAATCAACAGGCAATCTGTAGTACTCATATACTACTTCATAAGCTTTGTCTGGTGGGTTTATGATACCAAACTCTTGGCTTGGCGCTCTAAACACACGACTAGGTAAACCTCTTACACTTGTAGATGTGTTGTACTCTACATCAACATACTTATCTAAATACTCTTCATAAGTTATTTCTTTTAGTTTTATTGTTGAGTTACCTAGTGTATCGTTTTGCTTTATTCTAAATGTGTTAAAGTTTATAGTCTTTGCATCTGCAGGAAAACCGTATCTAACTATACCTGCTGTTAATGTCTCTGTTTCTTCGATGTGATTGAAAGGCCATTCAAACTCATGCTGGTTTATGTATCGTATGGCTGCATTTACAGCATCCTTAACCATAGCGTACTCACCTTTAGCGTTTAGAAAGTTTGCACTTGTTCCTGTGCCACCTGTAAGTTCTACTTCATTAAGTCTACGATTTACGTCATTTACTAGACCGATATAGTCATATGCCATATTAGCGTTCCTTCAGCCGTAGTTTAATACTTCTTTCAGCAGTGCTGCCTGTAGAATCTGTCATTTGACAAGAGAAAGTATACTCTACGTTGTTTTGTCCACCAGCTATGTTTATAGTAGCAACAGTGTTTGTATTTGTTTGTGCAACATTTTGTATGCTATCTGTTGTAGCCCCACCAGATGCATTTGTCAAGTTTTGCCCTGCTGTTAGTAATGTTTTAGTATTGTACAAAGTAGACTTAACAAACCATTTAACACTACTAATTGTTGCAGTATCAAGAAACCTTGACCAGTCTACACTGTAGTCTAGTGTTTCATCTGGATCTTTTATAGGCCAACGAAAACTCATTTATCAATCCTCATTTGCGTAGACAACCCTATCTGCTGCTGTGGGTTTTTTCTCTACGAATACTATTCTTATTTCGCCAGTAACTCTTACTGTTCTTTCACCTGATGTACTCATTATGCTGCTCTTGGTACGTTAACTGCACGTCTTCTACTGTATAGATGTGCTACTGCTTCATAGTCAAACTGAACTATTGTAATAGTTACATCGTGTGCTGATCCAGTCAGTGGTACAGAAGTTAGACCTGCTCCTGGGTTTTGTCTAACTGTATTAACAGAACCTGTAGCACTTACACCAGAAACTGCATTTAGTTGTAGCTCTTCTTTTATGTTTGGACTTACTGTTCCTATAGAACCTGTAATTGCTGTACTTGTAAGTCTGTGTGTATTACTAAACTCAAGAGAGCCAATAGAGCCAGTCGCAGATACGCCAGTAACATCTTCTTGTATGTTTACTGTTAGAGTTCCAATAGCACCTGTAGCAGATACGCTACCTAATGCTTCGTCTACTTGTGGTTCTACTGTTCCTATAGAACCTGTAGCCTGAACTCCTGTAAGTGTAGTAGAGTTACCTATAGCTACAGTATTAACAGAGCCTGTAGCGGATACTCCAGATATATCTTCTTGTATGTTTACTGTTACAGTATTTATTGTGCCTGTAGCAGATACACTTCCAAGTCTTTCAGATATATCAATCTCAAAACCATTGATAGCAACAGTTTGGATTGTACCTGTAGCACTAACACCAGTTAGCGCAAAGGAAACGTTACGAGTGCCATAAACAGATCCACCATATACACCTGTACCGTATAATGCTGAAGCTTTTATAACAGCCATAACTTACCTCTTAGGCAATACGTATTACTGCGTTAGATGCGTCTGCTGCTGGAAACTCAATAGTTAAATCACCTGCTGTTGCAGATACTGTACCACCAAAGTCAATTACACAAATAGCTGCATTTGATGCTGAAGAGTTGTAAATGATACAACCATCTGCTGATGTAGTTACGTTTGTAAATACTTCATCTGTAAAGTCTACTATTGCAGTAGTACCATCTGTAGAGATAGTAGCACCGTCTAAAGTTTGACCACCTGCTGTGTAGTTTGTACCAGAAGCTTCATCTGAGTTACCAGTAACGTCTGAATAGTTTGTAGTTGCTGCACCATACGTACCTGTAGGTGAGTCTTTAATTAATGCAAGCTTTAACGTGTGAGTATCCAGATCGTGAGTACCACCAAGAACCTCAGACTTAAAACTTGTACACATTGCTGTTGTTATAGCCATGCCAATATCCTCTAAAACTTAAATGCACGAAGAGGCCAGCACTAAGCCAGCCTCTAAGTTTATCTTAATTAAGCAGCGTTGTATCGTGCTGACACCAATGCTTCTGGGCGTAGGATCTTACGTCCATATAGGTGCATACCACGTACAATGTCTGCAAATGAGTCTGGATCACGGTAGTTTTCAACTTTGTTGATCTGCTCTGCAGAAGCAACAGCTTCTTCTTGACCTGCAAGAATAACACCGTAGTTATCGTCTTGACCTGTTGTTCCAGATGTACCTGGACCAGTACCTGCTGAAGGTAGGTTGTTAGAAACATACACTTTGAAGCCGTGTATATTTGCTGCAACCAATCCGTTCATTAGCTCACCGTTACCACCAAAGTCTGCATTTAGAAGACGTGAATCTTCGTCTTTTAATAGCTCAACAAAGATGGGGTCAACAACAATCCAACGTCCACGTGAATCAACATTACCTGTGTCCATCTGACGTGCCATACGTGCAATAAGTTGCAACGGAGAAGCAGTAGTTGTTGGGATAGATGTGATTCCTGGTAGTCTGATAGCTAACGGAATAGAGTCACCTGTACCGCCTGAGTCAGCAGTTGTGATGTTATTCATGTCACCGATAGTTAGGTGGTTAGCAGTTAAAAACTCACCAGTTAGATCGCCTGGTGTTTGGTGTGATGCGTCACCAGATGTTGTTGCAATAAGAACACCTGCTGTTGTGTGACCTGACATATATGAAAGAACATCTGCATCCATAGAATCGGCCATCTTATATGCTGCTCTGTCTGCAGCCAAAGATACGAAGTCTACGTGTGAGAACTGCTCTTCGATGTCATCCATTTTGAAAGCAAAGTAGTTAGCTTTGTCAATGGTTAGTGAGAAGTCTTCGTCATTTAGCTTCTCTACAGAAATAGCTGTGTGACGCTGTAGAGCGTTAACAGTTACGTCTGGTTCTTTTTGGATGCGTACAACGTCACCCTGATTTGCAATCTCTCCAAAGTAGGAGTTGTTTGTGATCGCATTGACAACTGCTGCTTTTCGTAAAGCAATCTGTGCCTGTTTGGAGTACATGATTGGGCTAAAGTTAGCGTCAAAGCCTCCACTTGCTGATGTAATAGCCATAATTAAATCTCCTTATAGATATGGCGTGGGTTTAGTACACTACATATCCACCGTGAAGAGGCTCTCAGTGTTAGGGTAGTCAGCTTTGCTTTGAGAATGCGCTTTCTCTCTGCGCTGGGCCTGTACTTTGAGGTAAGTCTTATTGTGTGGCTAGTGCTTATGTTAAAGCATACACACTTTAATTGTTGTGTATATGCTATAGTTTTATCTATGATAAACAGTTTGTCAACTATTTTCTTGAAATATCATAAATAAACTTACCAGAACGCTGTGCGTCTAGGATTTCTTCTTGTCTACGTTCATACTCTTTGATAGACATTGCAGCTACTTCTGACTCACGTACATACTTAGATGTGTCATCTGTGTCAGGTATACTGCTACCTTTTGTCTTTACAGAAGCTGCTGCTGCTTTTTCTGTGTCTCTGTTTGTCTTAGTAGTAATACCTTTATCTGTTTTGTAAAGGTCAATTACACGTGCTACTGATTTAGCGTCTTCAGTATTTTCATACAAAGCATCTTGTACCCACTTAGGCTGTTCTTCTGCCCAGTTATGGAATGCATCATCTGAACGTATCTTTTCAAAGTCAGGATGCATAGTCGCTAGTTCAGCTTCAGCCTTTTCACGTTTAGCTGTAACACGTAACTCTTCAAACTCAGCCATACGAGCTTCAAGATCTTTAGCTGTAGCTTTAGACTTTTTGTCTGCAATAGCTTCGACAATACCAGCTATATCAGGGTACTGTTTAGACCAAGCCTCTAGCTCTTCATCACTCTTTGGTAATACAAGTTCTTGTTTTGCAGCTTTGTCTAGTTGTGCTTGTAGTGCTTCTATCTTAGCAGAAAACTCTTCTTCTTTCTTTTGAGTATGTCTACGTAGATCACCGTAACGCTTTTTGAAGTTTCTTTCTTCAGGGCTTAGTCCTGCATCATCTTCTTGTGCTTCTGCCTTGGGTTCTTCTTTTTGTTTGGTATCACCTTCTGCCTGAACTGATTCAACTTGAGGCTCTTCGCTACTGGATTCGGTTTCTTCTTCATCGACTACACCTGCTGCTGCTCTAGCCTTTTTCTTCATTGCTTCTAGTTCAGCTTCATCTTTTCTGATACGATCATCGTTCTTCATGTATCCACCCTTACCCATCATTACTTTTGGGATGTCGGGTTTTACCATTGGGTTTGGTGTTGCTGGTTCAGCCATTTGTTTTCTCCTTATGTTGGGGTCAGCCGTAGCTGAGTGGCCTTATAGTTATT